TTACAAAGTGGGTTGTTTTGCACGCGGAGAATACTCTGCCAGAGCATCTGAAACGGCCATTGCTGCCGTGTCAGCCCTGCCGTCAACAGCATGGCTGTACCAGCCGTAAGTATCCATACTTTTGCTGTGTCCTACCATGCGGCGCAGTTCTGCCGGGGACACAGCATCCTCGATGACGCTCACAAAGGTGTGCCGTAGCTCATACAGGCTGACCGGCGGGTCAATACCGTTGCTGCGCTGGTAGAGTTTCCAGAAGTTGTACAGGCTTTGCTCGTTCCTCAGGGAGAAGATAGAATCATCTCCCCGAAGAGGCCGCTCCTCTTCAAAGGCCCGCTGCTGCAGCTGAGCGTGGAGTTCCGCAGCCGCCAGCGGATGCAGGACCACCGTGCGGATAGCGTTTTCGTTCTTGCCGTGCGTTTCCTCATCAAAGGTATTGATGGCCCGGGCAAGATGCAGCCGGTTGCCCTCCATGTCGCCCACGCGCAGCCCCAGCAGCTCCCCGGGGCGCAGGCCAGTCAGGACTGCAAAGCGATATGCATGGATATTGGCATCCTGTTCAACCTTGCCACGGACGATGCGCGTATCCGTGGAAAGCAGGACCCGCAGCGCGTCCGGCTGAAGGATCTTTCGGCCCTTTGGACGTGCTCCCCTGGGTACTGTGAGACCCTCGTCCTCTGGCCGCAGGGCGGTGTATTTGTGCTGCCTTGCCCATTTCACAAAGCTGACTTCAACCGCCCGGATTCCCTGTAATGTTTTCTTAGAGAGGTTTCCCCTGCTCTTTCGAGTGGCCTGCGGGTTCATGCTGCCTTCTTTGTATGCCCGATTCAGCACGTCCTGCAGCATTCCCGTGTTCAGGTCTCCGATGCGCCGCTCTCCAATGATTGGCAGGATGTAGTTCTGTCCGAACTTCTCCACCTGCTGGGCATAGCTTGTGCCGGCAGTGGCCCGCACCGAGATCAGATACTCGTTCCAAACCTCCAAGCAGCGCTTGGTGGTGCTGCAAATGCCCTCATCCAGCCAGGCATCTGCTTTTGCATTTGCTTCCCGCTGGCCGGTACGGCCCGGCTTTGCGCTGGTGAACGTCTTGCGCACGCCGTCCTTCTGCACCTTGATCTGCCAGCGGTTCTGGTTCGGCAGCCACTGGGCGGTGTTGGTTCGCATTCCCATAAAAAATACCTCCTTTGGGGTACACTTTGACAAGCCCGCCCAAAAGAGGTATAATCGCAATGTCGAGTGTGCGATGCCCTCTTCTGGGTGAGCCGCTTATCTGAACTCCCTCGGTGTTGGTAGCACCGGGGGAGTTTTTTTATTTACAATCAGTTGTTCGTACGGTAGATAACCTCCAAGCCCTGATTCGGGTGATAAGACCAGGTAACTGTCACATCATCAAAGCTTTCCTTCTGGCGGCCATCAATTGCTCGTGTATTTGCCATTTCTTTATAAAGCCATTCTGGCAATCCAAGTGCTTTGTTGGTCAGTTTTACATGCTCCAAGCCAGTTTCATTAAAGATAATCGAGCCGCCTTTCATGTTAAGCGGATTATTATCAATCGTCATATAGGAACCATCTTCAGCAACTGAAACCGTTACGTCATTATAAAGATCATAAAACAGTTTAAAATCCGGTGCCATTCCCTTCTTATAGAAAGTTGGTGCTATATCCTCATCCAGAGATATGAGAGTTTCCTTTCCATCTTCATTTACAACCTTCCAAGTTGCCAGAATAACAGGTGCACCATCATCGGCGAACCGTTGAACTTCTCCCTTAAATGTAACGTCCTGATCATTGAATACGTTCTTGTAATAGTCGTATAGACTTTCTTTTACAGCCGCATACACACGCTGCCCATTTTCCACAACGGAAAAGCACTTATAGTTTGTATTTGTTTTTTCAACCGAGTATGTAAAATAATATCCGAAGTCCGTATGGCCTGAATAGGCCACATAATCGCCTGTTTTGTACTGCACTCCCTCTGCAAATGCAGACATTGCAAGTACAAAACAAAGTACCACCATCAACGCCATTGAAACTATTTTCTTTTTCATACAAAAGGCCTCCTATGTTTGTTTATATTTCCGTCAGCGCGTATAATTCTGCGCTGCACTCGTCGAGCTTCGTTTTAGCATTATCGCTCATATATGACAGATATGGTTCAAATGCCCGATGATATTTTATTGCCCAGTTCTGCTTTGCTTTGGGCGATTTTAAACTTTCTATTTTGTTCCGGTATTTTTCTTGTGTACGCTGGACAATTTCATTAACGGCTTCTTCTCGAAACGTCAAATCCAGATATTTTTCCAACGAGGAAGTTGTAGTTACTTTCACGCCATACTTTTTACAATCTTCCAGCTGTATTAAACGGCCAACACAAAAATCATACCGCATAAAGAACACCGACGGTTCTGTGGTAGAGGAAAGAATCTTAGCACTTTCCTGAGCCTGTTTAAGAAATTGCGGTGCTAATATTTGAGCGTTCATGCGAGAATCAACCAAATCCATCGGGCCCATCCATTCGGGGTTCGGGGAATACCTGGACGGCTCTTCCGCCGCATCCATTGCCATCTTTCCGACTACCTTTGTAGCCTTTTTCAGCCAACCAAAAACGCCCATGCGGTACCTCCAACATCAGATATCCCGGCAGAGCCCCACGGCCTTGCCTTCAATGACAACGGCATTCATATCTTCCCGGCTGAGAATGATGCTGCTGAAAGCCGGATTCTCCGGCCGCAGTTCAATGAAGTTCTCGTGCAGATAGACATGCTTCAGGGTGGCCTCTTCCCCGATCCGCACAGCAGCGATCTCGCCATTCTCCACCTCTGGCTGACTGCGAATCGCCACCAGATCACCATCGTGGATGCGGGGTTCCATGCTGTCACCCTTGCAGGTCAGTGTAAAGGTGGAGTGCCAGCGGGAAGGCACGCACACCATTTGCTCGATGTTCTCTTCTGCTGTGATGGGCGTACCGCAGGCGATCCGCCCTACAAGCGGCACCACATCCATGGCTGGCATCGGCTCAAAGCCCGGCGGAACAGTAGGTTCTTTGGATGCAGCCGGGGCGGGCTGCTCCTCCCAGCCCATCAGGTAGGCAGGGGTGGTTTCCAGCGCATCCGCAAATGCTGCAATCTTAGATTGCGGAATGTCTGCCTTTCCATTTTCAATTTTACTTATAGATGATTTATCCTTATAGCCCATCTTATGGGCCAATTCCTCAACTGTTAAGCCAAGCTCCGTGCGGCGGCTTTTAATTCTGTCGTATAGAGTTGCCATAAAATCACCAACCTTCGCTCTTATCTTATCATATAGTGGAATGATATTCAAGTATTTTTTGCTTTTTTCTCAAAAAAGGTTGACTTTGTTTCCACTCAGTGATATCATACAGGAAGTGGAACATAATTCCACTTGAGAGGAGGTGAAAACAATGACCGATACCACTACGCTTCGTTCCATCATTGCCAACTCCGGGCTGAAGTATAAAGCCATTGCGGAGATTATGGGCCTTACACCGTATTCTTTGCAGATGAAGATTGACAATGAAACCGAGTTTAAGGCGAGCGAAATCGACACTCTTGCCAACACTCTCGGCATGGACATGCAGCAGCGTGATGCCATCTTTTTTTGCAAGAAAAGTGGAATTTAATTACACTTTTCAGTTTTAGTTTAGGAGGTGAACCACATAAATGACAACAAAAAGCCCAACGAACCTGTGAAAGAGGAACGCTGGGCAGAGAGGAGAAAACTCAAGTGCTGTGCTATAAGTTGATTCTGATTCTTTGGCTGGTCGTGACTTTGTGCAATCTGCTTGTCAGAAAGGTCTCGCCAGAGCTTTCCGGTTGGTATCCGGCATACTCCATCGTGGTTGCATTTCTCACGACTGCATTTCTTTTGCGTCTCGCATCCTGACAACGATCTTATTCAAAAGCTCAACTTTCATACTATGAAGATCCTGTGTCGCAGAAGTTCGCTTCACCAAGCGTTCCAATGATAGCATATCTTCTCGAAGCTCTTTTGAAGCGTAATACATTGCCAGTGCAGAGTGAGAGCCAAATTCGCTCAGATTTTCGAGTGTTTCAGATTGGACAGCCGCACCCGCCGCACGAATGTAGCCTTCGTAGATCTCGCGTTCGCGCCGAACCCGTTCTTCGCGTTCTTGATGGTCATATTCCATTTGTTTCATCTTTTGCTGATGCCAATTGTTAAAGATTGCTGTCAGCATCGGAGAAACCAAAGCGCAGAGCGAAACGACCATTGCTACTAAACCAGACCAGTCCGAAACAGACATACCGGTATTTTGTTCCACTTTATCACCTCCCTTCCCGCCCAAGTATACCGCAGAAGGGAGCCGCCAACAAGGAGGTGAGCAACGTGAAAAAGCCTTATCTCAAAATCAGTCGTCTGGCAGAAGACCAGGATCTCAACCAGGGCGCACTTGCGGCCCTGATTGGGGTAAGCTCCAACACGATGACCGCACGGCTCAAGGGGACACAACCTTGGAGGAGTGATGAGATCGTCATCATCTGCAGAGCACTACACATCCCGCAAGAAAAAATCGGGGAGTATTTCTTCCCGGCAATCGCAAAGGAGGAAAAGACCGCATGAAACCTTACACCCTTGCATCCGAGCGGGCCGCAGCGCCCACTGGATGCCCGTACATTGCTCCCTCACTGGTAGACCTATGGTTCCGTTGGGGGAAGGTTCGCCCGTCCGGGCTCCTGATGACTGGCATGGAAGTCCCTGAATACCGGGACACACCGGTTCAGGTATTCGATAACGGCGAGTGGCATCAGGTCATTGCTTTCAGCTTTGAAGACAAATGCCGCCCGGCACCGAGTTGCTGGCAGGAGGTGGAACCCGCATGAAGATCAAATCCTGCGTCTGGTACTGGCTGGCTGCTGCCAGCGGTGCCGTAAGTCTGCTGTACGGCATGGGCATCGAGGGCGGTGCACAACTGGGCAGCTCCATCTCTGACAGCCAGTTCGTCACGGCCCTGTGCCTGGTTCTGGCAGCGGTAGCGTTCCTGCGGCTGGGCTTTGCCGCCCAGGATCGTGAGCAGAACGCCCGCCGCTATGGCCGCATTGACCGCACCCACGCCCGCACCGAAGAGCCGGACTACCGGCAGAACCGGAGGGGCGCATGAAGAAGCGCATTCTCACCCTACTCGAAGTGGAAGGTCTTTCGGTGCTGATCTGGCTTCTGGATGCCCGCATTTGGCTACTGAAGCGCGTTATCAGACTGACTGAAGCGAGTATCTCTCTCTTGGGCAAAGTAATCGACTATAAGTAGGAAGACGAAAATGAGCCCGCCCGTGCTGGTAACACGGACGAGCCCAAAGGGTGATGGAATTCACAAGCCCCATTACCCTTGATGATATCACATCAGAAAGGATTTTACAAATGAAAGGTATTTTAGCCGAGCCGGGCAAGGCCCCGGTGATCGCATCCCTGCCCGACAGCCTGTGGGCCATTGAGAACCGGCTGGGCACTCCCTGCGAGATGATCGTGCTGCCCCGCACCCCGGCGGTGCTGTTCGTGGGCCGGTACGATGGTCCCATCCAGCCCGCCAGTCTGCTCAACCGGAAGTACCGGGGCCGCCAGCTTTACGGGCCCATCCTCTGCTACGGATGGAAGGGCAACAACATCCAGCCCATGAACAAGGATGTACAGACCGAGATGCTGGACCGCCTGAAGGGCACGGAGGTGAAAGTGTGACCACCTATATCTGCAAATGCGGACGGCGAGTGAAGAAATCCACCGATGCCAGTACCACTGGAAACCGCCTATCTGGTTACGCACCCGGCCATGAGTGCTGGGGATGCCCCTATGCCATGCCATACGGAGACTTTCAATGGGATGAAAGTGCTAGAACTGTCAACCGGGAGACTCGGGGCTACGAGTGCCGGATGAGCAAGACCCTCACTTATGCGTCAGAGTTCGCTGGCTCTATCAAGGATAAATGCACCTGTCGAGTGCATAGTCTGGACTTCGACTTTCTGTCTCAGGTCTCCGCATGGATCAAAGACACTTATCCAGACAGAGAGATTTTCGGCTCATTTTCCAAAGATATTCGTGCATCGGACTATGGATCTGACGGGCGCTATTGCCTGACAATCACATGCGCTCAGAATCTGAAAGGTGTTGCCGCAAAAAGAGAGCTGTTTGGTCAGTTTTTCAATCCGGATGGAAGCCGCAAGGACATGACACCGCAGCAGGAAATGGAAAAGATTCTTGCCGACATCAAAAAAGCAAAGGAGATTCTCTCATGTGCACCTGCCCAGAATGCGGATGCTGCTGTGACTACGGCAGAGAATGCTGTCCCGACTGCCACAGCGGCAACGCCGACCATCTCGGAGAGCGGGGCGGATGCAAGCGCATCGACCCCCGCGACATCCCTGCAGAACTGCGAATCGGCCCCTGCCGCATCGGCGGGCGGTTCTTCTGCGCCGATTCCTTCGGCACCCAGCTTTGACTTTGGCGCAGATGAGCAGACCAATGCCCTGCTTTTGCAGGATGCACAGACCTTCATCACCGGCAACATGGCCCGCATCATGGCGGCCAAGCACGCCCACGACCTGACAGCCAACCACTACAAAGGCAGTTGGGGCAAGTGGTGCGCCGCTGTGGGCATCAGCCGGGACACCGGTGACCGCATGGTAAGCGTTGCCGCACAGTGCGGCAACATCCAGCTGGAGGGCAAGTCCATTCTGGACGTTCAGCCCCTGAAGCTGTTGTATGCCGCTGCCAAGCCCTCCACCCCAACACAGGTGAAACAGGCGGTGTTCTCCGGGGATATCACCTCCTACAAGGAGTATCAGGAGCTTCTGGCCCAGGTCAAAGCCGAGAAAGACCGCGCCGATGCTGCCGAGACCCGCGAGGAAGAGGCGTGGAGCATGGTAAGTAAGGCACAGGACGAAGCTCAGACCGCTAAAAGCGATCTGGAAGTTGCCCTTGTAGACCTGAACGGCCTGACCGAGCAGAACGCCAAGCTCCAGCAGAGCTACCACGATGCAGACGAGAGCCGCATTGCGGCCAACCTCCAGCGCCAGAAAGCCGAAGCTGAACGCGACAGGGCCGAAGCCCGCGCTAAGGACGCGGAGAACCAGCTTGCAGGCTCCCGGCAGATGGCCGAAGCGGCCAAGCTCCGGGGCGACAAGCTCAAGGCCGAGAATGATGCACTCAAGAAGCAACCCATCACTACGGTGGTGGACAAGGAAGAGGTGGAGCGTCAGGCCAGGGAAATGGCCGCCAAGATGACCGCCGACCTGCGGGCACAGCTGGAACAGGCCGCTTCCGGCAGTGAACAGGATGCCCACAGCTCCTATGACAACGTGCTGCTGGCCGACCGCTCTTTCCAGAACATCGGCAAAATGGTGGTTCCGTCCCTCCGCAGGCTTCCGCCCGAACAGCGGGAGCAGCTGACCAATATGCTCGTTCACACACTCGGACAGATCCAAGGGGAGGTATCCAGATGTCTGTAACCATCACGGCCCTTGAGGCCGAAAACGTCAAGCGCATCAAGGCCGTTGCGCTCACCCCCGCCCCCACCGGGCTCACCCTCGTGGGCGGCAACAACAATCAGGGCAAGACCAGCGTGCTGGATGCCCTTGCCTGGGCGCTGGGCGGCGACCGCTTCCGCCCCAATGCCGCACAGCGGGACGGGGCCGTGGCTCCCGCCCATCTCAAGGTCACCCTTTCCAATGGCGTGGTGGTGGAGCGCAAGGGCAAAAACAGCACCCTGACCGTTACCGACCCCACCGGGCGGCGCAGCGGCCAGCAGCTGCTCAATGCCTTTATCGAGCCGCTGGCCCTTGACCTGCCCCGCTTCATGGAAGCATCCGACAAAGAGAAAGCGGACATCCTGCTGCGCATCATCGGCATCGGCACCGAGCTGCACGTCCGGGATCTGGAGATCAAGTCTCTGTACGACAAACGAACCTTCACCGGCCAGCTGGCCCAGCAGAAAAAGCACTTTGCCGAGGAGCTGATTTCCTACCCCGATGCCCCGGAAGAACCGGTCAGCGCCTCCGACCTCATCCGTCAGCAGCAGGAGATCCTGGCCCGCAACGGCGAGAATCAGCGGCTGCGGACACAGTACGCAGAGCTTGAGAGTCAGGAGCAGCAGTGCGTGGCCGAACTGAAACGCACCCGTGAACGCATTGCCGAGCTGGAACAACAGTATCAGGAACTCGGTGCCAAGCACACCAAACTGATCAACCAGCGGAGAAATGCTGAAAAGACCGTTGCCCAGCTGCAGGACGAATCCACCGCAGAGCTGGAGGCATCCATCCGGGGCATCGAGGAGACCAACCGCAAGGTCCGGGCCAACCTGGAAAAGTCCCGCGCCGAGGATGAAGCGGCCCGGTATGCCAGCGACTACGACAAGCTCACCGAAGCCATCACCCAGAAGCGGGCTGACCGCATGGCCCTGCTGAACGGTGCCGACCTGCCCCTGCCTGAGCTGAGTGTGGAGGACGGTGCCCTTACTTATAAAGGAAAGCACTGGCGGGATATGTCCGGCAGTGACCAGCTGCGGGTAGCCGCCGCCATCGTCCGCCGCCTGAACCCGGACTGCGGTTTTGTGCTGCTGGACAAGCTGGAGCAGATGGACATGACCACCCTGACCGAGTTTGGCCGCTGGCTGGAAGCAGAGCACCTGCAGGCCATCGCCACCCGGGTCTCCACCGGCAGCGAGTGCCAGATCATCATTGAGGACGGCATGGTAAAGGATGCCGAGCCGCCTGTCACCGAAAAGCCCCAGCCCAGAAGCTGGACGAAAGGAGCGTTCTAAATGAGCAAGTATGCCATCACCGCCGGGGTGCAGGATTCCCCGGTCAAAACTGTGCTGTATGGCCCCGAGGGCATCGGCAAGAGCACCTTTGCCTCCCACTTCCCGGACCCGGTGTTCATCGACACCGAGGGCGGCACCAAGCGGCTGAACGTCAAGCGCCTGCCGCAGCCCACCAGCTGGACCATGCTGCTGGACGAGGTGGCCGAGGTGCGCAGAGGAAATATCCCCTGCGGCACGCTGGTCATTGACACCGCCGACTGGGCCGAACGGCTGGCCATTGATGCCGTCTGCGCCAAGGCCAAGGTGGACGGGCTGGAGGGCTTTGGCTACGGCAAGGGCTACACCTACCTGAAAGAGGAGTTCGGCAAGTTGCTGGACGCGCTGGAAGAGGTGCTGAACACCGGACACAATGTTCTGGTCCTTGCCCACGCGGCCATCACCAAGTTCGAGCAGCCGGACGCTGCTGGCTCCTACGACCGTTGGACCATGAAGACCACCAAGCAGGTAGAGCCGCTGATCCGGGAGTGGTGCGACATGCTGCTGTTCGTCAACTACAAAACCGTGGTGGAAAAAAGCAGCAGCGCCCCCAACGCAAAAAACAAGGTCACCGGCGGCCGCCGGGTCATGTACACCACCCATCACCCCTGCTGGGATGCCAAGAACCGCTTCGGTCTGCCCGACGAGATGCCTTTTGATTACGCCGGCATCGCCGCCTGCATCCCCGGCGCCGCACCTGCGCCCGCACCGAAGCCGAGGCCGGAACCGCGCCCCCAGCCGGAAGCCGACATTCTGCCCGCGCCCGCCCCGCAGCCGGAACCGCCCGCCGAGACGGTGCCACAAGCTCTGCTGGTGCCCGACCTGATCGCACTGGGCGTGCCGGAAAAGCTGGCTCCCCTGATGAGCGCAAACAACGTCACGCCGGAGGAGCTGCAGGCTGTGGTGGGCAAGCGGGGCTATTTCCCCGAGGATATGCCCATCCGGGACTATCCGGCCGATTTTGTAGAGGGCTGTCTGGTGGCCGCATGGCCCCAGGTGCTCCAGATGGTGCTGGACAGCCGTGACCTGCCGTTTTGACAATTGAAAGGAGAACTTACTTATGAATGACATGAACACCGACCGAGCCCTGAGCTGGGACGACGAATTCACCAACGAGCAGCAGGAGTTCGTGCTCCTGCCCGAGGGCGATTATGCCTTTGAGGTCACCGGCATGGAACGAGCCCGCTTTGAGGGCAGCGCCAAGCTGCCGCCCTGCTCCATGGCAAAGCTGACCCTGAAGATCTTCGGCGGGGCCAAGGGTGACACCACCGTCACCGACCGCCTGTACCTGCACACCAAAACCCAGGGCCTGCTGGGTGCTTTCTTTGAGAGCATCGGCCAGTGCAAGCGCGGTGAGACCTTCCGTCCCCGCTGGAACGAGGTGGTGGGTGCCCGGGGCTGGTGCCGTCTGGGCATCCGGGAGTACACCAAGCAGAGCGGCCCTAACGCAGGCAAGACCGGCCAGAGCAATGAGGTCACTCGCTTCCTGCCGCCGCCGGAACCTAAGGCCGCACCCGCTCAGGGCTGGACACAGGGGGCATTCTGATGGCGAACATCCAATCCCTGCGTCCCTATCAGCAGGCCGCCCGGGACTGCATCCACGCCCAGTGGGAGCAGGGCCGTCTGCGCACGCTGCTGGTGCTGCCCACCGGCACCGGCAAAACCATCGTGTTCGCCTCCGTTGCCGCCGATCAGGTGCGTGCCGGGGACCGGGTGCTCATCCTGGCCCACCGGGGCGAGCTGCTGGAACAGGCGGCAGACAAGCTCCAGCGTTCAAACGGCCTTGTCAGCGCCGTGGAAAAGGCAGAATCCACCTGCCTGAACAGCTGGTTCCGGGTGGTGGTGGGCAGCGTGCAGACCTTGCAGCGCCCCGCCCGACTGGAACGCTTTCCCCGGGACTACTTCGGCACCATCATCATTGACGAGGCCCACCACGCCATCACCGACGGCTACCGCCGCATCCTGGACTACTTCGAGGATGCAAAGGTGCTGGGTGTAACCGCCACCCCTGACCGCGGCGACATGCGGAATCTGGGCGAGGTGTTCGACAGCCTGGCCTATGAGTACAAGCTGACCGATGCCATCAAAGAGGGCTATCTGTGCAAGATCATGGCCCAGACCATTCCCCTGCAGCTGGACATCTCCGGCGTGGCCCTCAGCGGCGGCGACTACGCCGTAGGGGAACTGGGCACGGCGCTGGACCCATATCTGGAGCAGATCGCCGCCGAGATGGTACAGCGGTGCAGGGACCGCAAGACGGTGGTGTTCCTGCCCCTCATCAAAACCAGCCAGAAGTTCCGGGATCTGCTCAACGCCAAGGGGTTCCAGGCCGCCGAGGTCAACGGCCAGAGCGCCGACCGCAAGGAAGTGCTGGCCGACTTCGATGCCGGGAAGTACAACGTGCTCTGCAATTCCATGCTGCTCACCGAGGGCTGGGACTGCCCCAGCGTGGACTGTGTAGTGGTGCTGCGGCCCACCAAGGTGCGCAGCCTGTACAGCCAGATGGTGGGGCGCGGCACACGTCTGGCCGAGGGCAAGACCGATCTGCTGCTCCTCGACTTTTTGTGGATGACCGACAAACACGAGCTCTGCCGCCCGGCAGACCTTGTGTGCGAGGACAGGGCCGTGGCCCGGCAGATGACCGAAAATCTGGCAGAGACCGGTGCGCCCGAGGACATCGAGGAAGCCGCCGCTCAGGCCTGCGAGGACGTAGTGGCCCAGCGGGAAGAAGCCCTTGCAAAACAGCTGGCCGAACAGCGCCGCAAAAAGGCAAAGCTGGTGGACCCGCTCCAATACGAAATGAGCATTCAGGCCGAGGATCTGTCCGGCTATGTACCGGCTTTTGGCTGGGAAGCCGGGCCGCCCACCGAACAGCAGACCACCGCCCTCGAAAAGCTGGGTATTCTGCCGGATGCGGTGGAATCGGCAGGCAAGGCCAGCCTTTTGCTGGACCGGCTGCACAAGCGCCGGGACGAAGGCCTCACCACTCCAAAACAGATCCTCTGTCTGGAAAAATACGGCTTCCAGCATGTGAGCACATGGAGTTTTGAGCAGGCCAAACACATGATCGACCGCATTGCGGCCCAGGGCTGGCGGGGTGTGCCCAAGGGTGTTACCCCAAGCACCTATACGCCACCCGCCCCGCCTGAAACACCCGCATGGGATGTATGGTAACGCAGATGAATGATGAGATCGAACTCAAAGAAGCATTGGACTTCATTTCCCCGGCCTCCCTGACTTATGAGGAATGGACGATGGTGGGCATGGGCCTCAAGGAAGCGGGCCTGCCCGTCACCGTCTGGGAAGCATGGAGCGCCCGGGACGGGGGCCGCTACCACAAGGGTGAGTGTGCCCGGAAGTGGGAGAGCTTTCACGGCAGCACAAAGCCTGTCACCGAGAGCAGCATTTTCCAGCTGGCCTACAGCCACGGATGGAGCGGCCCCGCAGGCCACGCGCTGGACTGGGGCGACGAGCTCACCACCGGCTCCTCCAGAACGGAGGGGCAGCTGGTGGACCCCCGGTGGGTGGAATCCCATGACCTGGCTCTGCCTGAGCAGTGGGACCCAGTTGACCAGCTCAGGCGCTACCTGCAGGCCCTTTTTGAGCAGGACGAGCATGTGGCCTATGTGACCGAGAGCTTCATGGCCGACGACCGCCGCCGCCCCACCAGAGGCTGCTGGGACCGCACCGCAGGCCAGCTCATCGCAGAGCTGGACACCTGCGGCGGGGACATCGGCAAGGTGGTGGGCGACTGCGACCCCGAGGTGGGCGCGTGGATCTGCTTCAACCCGGTGGACGGAACGGGCCGCAAGGATGCCAATATCACCGCCTACCGCTACGCTCTGGTGGAATGCGACAACATGGATCTGGGCAGACAACAGGCCATCATCAAGCAGCTGGAGCTACCCTGTGCCGCCCTGGTCTACTCCGGCGGCAAGAGCGTCCACGCCATCGTCAAGGTGGATGCCCCGGATTACACCGAATACCGCAAGCGGGTGGATTACCTCTATGCCGCCTGCCAGAAAAACGGCCTGACCCTCGACCAGCAGAATCGCAACCCCAGCCGCCTTTCCCGGATGCCCGGCATCCTGCGCGGCAGCCAGCGGCAGACCCTGCTGGAGACTAATATCGGCAAAAGCTGCTGGGACGAGTGGAGGGACTGGCTGGAAGCTGAGACCGATGAGCTGCCTGAAACCGAAAGTCTGGCTGACGACTGGGACGACCTGCCGCCGCTGGCCGATGCCCTCATCACCGGGGTGCTGCGCAAGGGCCACAAGATGCTGCTGGCAGGCCCCAGCAAAGCGGGCAAGAGCTTCGCCCTGATCGAACTGTGCATCGCCATTGCCGAGGGCACGCCCTGGCTGGGCCGCTTTTCCTGTGCCCAGGGCAAAGTGCTGTACATCAACCTCGAGCTGGACCGAGCCTCCTGCCTGCACCGCTTCAAGGACGTGTACACCGCCCTCGGCCTGCCCCCGCAGAACCTGCGGAACATTGACATCTGGAACCTGCGCGGCGCTTCCGTCCCCATGGACAAGCTGGCCCCCAAGCTCATCCGCCGGGCCGGTAAGAAAGGCTACACTGCCGTCATTCTGGACCCCATCTACAAGGTCATCACCGGCGACGAGAACAGTGCCGACCAGATGGCAAAGTTCTGTAACCAGTTCGACCTTGTCTGCCGTGCGCTGGACTGTGCCGTGATTTACTGCCATCACCACAGCAAGGGTGCCCAGGGCGGCAAGCGCAGCATGGACCGTGCCAGCGGCTCCGGCGTGTTTGCCCGTGACCCGGATGCTATGCTGGATATGACAGAGCTCACCCCGACCGATGCCATCTTGGAACAGCTCCACAACAAGGCCGCCTGCCGGGTGCTCAAGGCCATGCTGGACAAGCGCGGCCACGCCGATGCCTACGGCCCGGACGATGCCCTGAGCAAAAGCCGGATGCTGGCCATTGCCAAAGAACACCTTGGCATGGCCGACCTGCGGGCCATTGATGCCCAGATCGCCGCCGCCCAGAAAAAAGCCGGCAGCATGACCGCCTGGCGCATTGAGGGCACCCTGCGCGAGTTTGCACGCTTCGACCCTGTGAACCTCTGGTTCGACTACCCTGTCCACAAGCCGGACACCGGCCTGCTGGAGGATCTGCAGCCGGACAGCGATTACAAGTCACTGGGTACCCGGGGCGCATCCAAGCGCTGGGGCAATAAGGACAAAGTCAGCAAGGACAAAAAGGCCGAGTTGGACACTGCCTTTGAAGCCTGCATGATGGATGGCAAGGTAACGGTCTACTCCATGGCCGAATATATGGGGCTGAAACCGGATACTGTACGCCGTCGTTTGAAAGCGGACGGTGGCTTCTGGATCGACGGCGCAGACATCGGCCGCAAAGAACCCGGCAGCGCAGGGTAAATTACAGTCTGCAATATTCCGCTTTACGCATAGTACAAAAACGGTAAAATAGCGGCTATCACAAATCCGCATCCGCTTACGGATTTCGGAAAATAGCGGCTATTTTTCCGAATCCGGGACGGAAAATAGCCTATATATAATATACAAAAATCCGTCCGTGTGTGATGGGGTCTCCCAGAGGATGGGGCGAACACAGCCCCCATCCCTCCGGGGAACCCTCCCCATCACGTTGGCCGAATAAAAGAAAGAACGAGGTGAAACGAACGTGCAATTTTTGCCCATTGCTCAATTCTTCCTGCCCATGAAGCCGCCCACCACCACCCACAACGCCAAGGAGCTGCATGCCTACATGAAGGGCGGCAAGCCCTGTGCCGTGCTCCACGACAGCGCCGATCTGAAAGCCGCCCGGGCCAAGCTCCATGCCTACCTGGCCCCCCATGCGCCGAATCAGCCCGTGCCCGCCGGAAAGCCGGTGCGGCTGGTGGTCAAGTGGTGCTTTGCCCCCGAGGGCCACCCGGACGGCAGCTGGCGCACCTCCAAGCCCGACACCGACAATCTGGAAAAGGCCCTCAAGGACGAGATGACCCACCTGCACTTCTGGCACGATGATGCCCAGGTGTGCAGCGAGATCGTGGAGAAGTTCTGGTCGGCCCCCTGCGGTGTGTTCGTGCGTGTGGAGGTGTGGGGATGACCGATGAGCGCGAAGTTCTTGATTATCAGACCGTGAAAGCATGGTTTCGGCAGCTTTGGGAACTTGAGGCTGATATCGAGAGCGTTCAGGTCGAGATTCGGCGGCTGAAGGACAGCGCCACCCAATGCACTGCCAATCTCAGCGGAATGCCTTCCGGCTCTGGTGACGGTGACAAGGTTGGAAGCTGCATTGCCAATGCAGACGCTGAAGAGCACACCCGCCAGCGGCTTGAACGCGAACTCGAAACAATGCGTGCCGAAGCTATCCACCGTATCCGGCACATCACTGGCACCAAGAGCAGCCAGCTGATGCAGGAATGCCTTTACCGCTACTATGTCAAACACCAGAAGCAGGTCGTCATTGCCAATGACTTGAGCCTGCCCAACGAAAACCGTGTATCCCTCTACGTCCGGGAAGGCTGCAAATACCTTGCTACCGTCTGGGATACGTTTAGCCTGTAATTACATTCTGCCTGTATGCTACTTGTATAGACGAAACAAGCATTCTCTGGTAGAATCGGTACAAGCGGAACCGCGCAAAGCGGTGCGCCGCTTCAAAGCAGCCTCCTGAGTACCTCCATAATGAATTGCTCCTTTTGGACCTTTTGCCGCTTAACAGCATTTTTCTCCTTCTTGTGCTTTGCGGGCTGCTTTCAAAGATCACACTTGCCGTTCCGGGCTGTCCCGGGGCGGCTTTTTTGTACCCTGACGACGAGGGAGGTGGTGACGTGTCGAATGAAAAGAATCTCATTCCGTTCAATGAACGAACGGAGAGCAAACAGAGAGAGATTGCCCAGAAGGGCGGCATTGCATCCGGTGCGGCCCGCCGCCGCAAACGGTCCATGCGTCAGGCGGCTGACTACTACCTGAGCCTGCCGGAGACCGACCGCCGCCGGGTGAATGCCATGCTGCGGGACCAGATTGACCCGGAGGACGTGGACAACCAGATGAGCGTGGTCATGGGCATTGCAACCGCTGCCAAGCAGGGCGATGCCAGGGCAGCCAATGTCCTGCTGAAAATGCTGGGTGAGGAGACCGCACAGGAAGACCCAGGCGCGGATGCTCTGGCAAAGGCCAAGGAGCTGCTGGGAGGTGTGGACAGTGCCATTGACTGAGTTTCAGCAGGAGTACCTGCGCAACTGTTCCCACCGCTGGAACGTCAAGACCGGAGCCACCCGAAGCGGCAAGACCTACCTGGACTGCGCTGTGACCATCCCGAAGCGGATCTGCGCGGCCCGGGGCGAGGGCCTGCTGGTGCTCATGGGAAATACCCTGGGCACGTTGGAGCGTAATGTGCTGTCCCTGATGCGGGAGCTCTGGGGCCCCGACCTTGTAGGTGTGATCCGCACCTCGGCAGCAGGCAACGTGGTACAGCTGTTCGGCAAGAAGGTCTATGTCCTCGGCGCTGACAACAAGAAACACATCGCCCGCATCCAGGGCGCTGCCTTTGAGTACGTCTACGGTGACGAGATCACCACATGGGACGAAGGCGTGTTCCAAATGCTGAAAAGCCGCCTTTCCTGCCCCCACTCCCATTTTGACGGCACCTGCAACCCGGAAAGCCCCACTCACTGGTTCAAGAAGTTTCTGGACAGTGACGCTGACATCTACTGTCAGGCGTATACCATCGACGATAACCCTACACTTCCGGCCCAGTTCGTGGCCGATCTGAAAAAAGAATACACCGGCACGGTCTACTATAACCGCTTTATTTTGGGGCAGTGGATGGCCGCCAACGGCGTGATCTACCGCCTGCTGGCCGACAGCCTTGCCGCCGGAGATGGGCGTTTTTTCTGGCCTGCGGACAAGCCGCTGCACCCGTGGCGGGTGCGCATCGGGGTGGACTTTGGCGGCAACGGCTCCAAACACGCCTTTGTGGCAACGGCCATCCTACCGGGCTGGTCCGGCGTGGTGGGGCTGGCTTCCCAGCGCATCGACCCTGTGGCGCAGGATGCCGACTTTCTGGCCGACCGACTGCTGGAGTTCTGCATGACTGTCTTTGCCCGCTGGGGCGAGATCCAGTTCATCTTCTGCGACAGTGCGGAGCAGACCCTCATCAATCACATCCGGGCCCGGCTCCGGCGCTGCAAACTGAGCTGGCTGGCCGACCGGGTGGAGAACAGCGCCAAGATCCGCATCAATGACCGCATCCGCCTGACCTGCATCCTGATGGGCGGCGGGCGGTTCTGGCTGCTGCCGGAGGCGGCCACCCTCCGGGATGCCCTTGCCACGGCCCTGTACAGTGGCAAGCACCCCGGCGTGGACGAGCGGCTGGATGACGGCAGCACCGATATCGACACATTGGACGCTTACGAGTACACCATCGAGCGCGATTTCAAGAGGTTGACCAACACATGAACATCACCGCATTTCTGAACTACCTGAACAAGACGCGCGGGTGGGCCATCGATGCCGCCTACTACGGCCACATCGAGACCTGGCGGCAGTGGTGGCAGGGCAGCGTGCCCAAGGTGCACACCCGTGCCGCTGAATACGCAAGCGGCATCAAAAAGCGCCCCATTGCCTCCCTGCGGATGCCGAAACGGGTCTGTGAGGACTGGGCGAACCTGCTGCTGAACGACCGCACCACCTTCCAGATCAAGGACGCTGACACCGCGGCCTACCTGCTGGGCGACGATGAGCAGCAGGTGGGCGGACTGCTCCGGGAGCTGCACTTCTGGCGCAATGCCAACGCTCTGGTGGAACAGGCCTACTGGTCCGGCACCGGTGCTTTTGTGCTGAGTGCCGAAAACCTGACTGTCGTGAAAGGGAAAGCTGTCCCCGGCCCGGATACCCGCCTGAAGCTGGACTATGACCCGGCTTCCTGCATCCTGCCCCTGCGGGTGGAACGGGGCATCGTGACCGAAGCGGCCTTTGTCTCCGAGTGCATGATGGAGGGCAAGCCTGCGGTCTATCTGCAGACCCACACCGGCAATGAGACCCGGCGCACCATCCGCAACGAATGGTTCCGGGTAACGGATGGAGTTTTGGGCGCTCCGGTGTTTGAAGCGCTGCAGGCCCCGCCGGGTACGGCAGAAAGCATCACGGTGGAGAGTTCCCCGCCCTGGTTTGCCCTGTTCAGCCCGGCAGCAGTCAAGAACCTTGACGGCGGCACAGGGCTGGGCATGAGCGTCTTTGCCGAAGCGTTGGCCGAAGCCCAGGGCATCGACCTTGCCTTTGACAACTACCGGGAGGATATCCGGCTGGGCCACAAGAAGATCTTCTACTCTGCGGACATCTGCCGCAAGGTGGTGGACCAGGAGGGCGTGGAGCACTCTATTCCGCCCGATGACGATGTGCAGAGCCAGTTCGTCACCCTGCCCCAAAAGGAGGGAAGCCTCGACCAGTCCAGCGAATACCACGAATACAACCCTGACCTGCGGGTGGAACAGAACCACAAGGCTGTGCAGGATATGCTGAACCTGTTCAGCTTCAAGTGCGGCCTGGGCTGTCATCGGTACAACTTCGAGCTGGGCAATGTCACCACGGCCACCGAGTACAACGGCAGCCGTCAGGATCTGGTGGCCAACGCCAATAAGAACCAGATCCCTATCGAGGGGGCGCTGGTGGGCATCGTGCGGGCCATCCTGTGGGCAGCAAAGAACCTGCAGGGAGCGGCGGTGGACCCCGAAACGCCCATCTCTGTGGACTGGGACGACAGCTACATCACCGATGCCGAGACCCGGATGAGTCAGATGCGGGACGATGCCTTGAGCGGCCTTTTGCCCCGGTACAAGTATCTGTCTGCCCGGTACGGGGTCAGTGAAGAGGATGCCCGCAAGCTGGCACAGGAAGCCGCTGACGAAAACAAGCAGCCTGAGCTGAGCTTCGGCGGTGGCGGCTGATGCTGGCCCCGGACTATCTCGACCACGCACCCGACCGGCTTGTGCTGCTCTGGCAGCAGGTCGAGGACGATATCCTGCGGGACGTGGCCCGGCGCATCTCCAAAATGGACACCATGACCCCCACGGCCCACTGGCAGCTGTGGCGATACCAGCAGGTGGAAGCTGTCCGGCAAGACGTGGTAAAGAAGCTGGCCCGCTACACCGGCAAGAGTGAAGCCGAGATCCGGCGGCTCATGCAGGAAGCGGCCACCCGGGCCATGGAAGCCGAGGACGAGATCTACTACCACTACGGCAAGGAACCCACGCCCTTTGCCTATAATGCCACCCTGCAGGCCCTACTCAATGCGGGTTACCAGCAGACGGCGGGGACCTTCCACAACTTGACTGCCACCACGGCCAACACCGTCAGCGGCCAGTTTGAAGCCGCCCTCGACCGCGCCCATCTCAAGGTGAGCAGCGGTGCGTTCGACTACAAGAGCGCCATCAAGGGCGCGGTGGACAGTCTGGCCGACACCATGAAGTACGTCACCTACCCCACCGGCCACACCGACACGCTGGAAGTTGCCGCCCGCCGGGCGGTGCTGACTGGTGTGAATCAGACCGGCGCAAAGCTGCAAGTGGCCCGGGCCGACGAGATGGGGGTTGAGTTCTTCGAGACCACGGCCCACGGCGGGGCCCGGCCTTCCCACGCTGAGTGGCAGGGCAGGCAGTTCCACCGGGGCGGCGCTGTGGACTACATGGGCAAGCATTACCCGGACTTCGAGGCCGCCACCGGCTACGGCACCGGAGCAGGGCTGTGCGGCTGGAACTGCCGTCACACCTTCTTTTCCATCTTCCCGGAGCTGGGTGCACCGCCTGCATGGACGCAGGAGAGCTTGGAAGCCCTGAACGCCCGGGACATCGAGTACAACGGTGGCAAGTACACCCGGTACGAGATCAGCCAGATGCAGCGGGCCCGGGAGCGCACCGTGCGCAAGTACAAGCGCCGGTATCTGGCTGAGGATGCCGCCGGGGCCGATACCACCGCCAGCGCGGTAAAGCTCCGGCAGGCCCGTCAGGAGCTGACTGACTTTATCAGCGCCACCGGTGGCAGGGCCGACAGTGCCCGCACCAGCGTGGCAGGCTTTGGCAGGAGCGCCAGCAGTAAGGCAATGTGGGCAGCGAAAAAGGCCGCAACTCTGAATGAGACCTTGCACATGGAGCCGCAGCCTGTTACAATGAAATCGATCAGCAACGTTAAACCGTTTGCTTGCGAAACGTTGGACAGTTCCGGGCAGCGTCAACTTCAGAACGCCCACAAGCGCCTGTTGATGACGGCATCCAAACAGCCCTCCGGGGTTGAGGTGGGTCGTTTGTTCGACCTTCACATGAAGCCGCTGACGCAGGATGTCATAGGGGGGCCTGATGGGCATACCGTCAAGCTTCCAAACCCGACTGAACCTTATGTTGCGATTCATACTCATCCGGCCTGTGGTAATTTCTCCAATGGTGATTTGAGCAATTTTGCCAACACTTCTAATTTGAAATTGTTGACCGCCATTGGACACAACGGCCATGTGTATGCTGTAGAAAAAACGACTGCCTATCAAGCAAACTACGCTCAGCGGGCTACTCATCAACTAGACCGTCAAATCAAGCAGCTTGCATTGTCCAGTATATCAAACGAACAATTTCTCGAAAAGGCCGAGGCCCTCATTTCGGAGTGTTTAAAGGAGCTACAAGGGTATGGAATTAAATTCTATGAGTAGTCCACTCTACACAGAGGAAGAGATTCAGGAGATGCAGCAGTCCTTGCTGGAAACGCCAATCGACCCTGCCTACAATGATATCTGCGAATCATTCTATGACGGCTGGGACAGGACTGTAATTCTTCAAATGTACTCCCGAGAATGCTATAGCATACTTAAAAGGCTTGACCGGCTGCCGCCTAATATCGACTAACCACCATCCACCCGGACGGTGGTTTTCTTTTGCCCCAATTTCAAGCACGGTGCGTTTGCATCGTGCTTTTTTCATGCCGTATTTGCTCAGTGGCAGAGCACTGGTCTCCAAAACCGGATGCCGCAGGTTCGATTCCTGCATACGGTGCCATCGCAGAGGGCAGTGCGTACCCTGCCCACAACCAAACACGGACGGAGAACCGTGTCACCAAACCGTGGTTTCACCAACAGAAAGGAGTTTTTCCACCATGAAGCGTGAAGACGTGAAGAACAAGATCCCCGGCATTACCGAGGAGCAGCTGAACTGGATCATGGCCGAGAACGGCAACGATGTCAACCGGGAAAAGACTGCCGCCGAGCAGTACAAGACCCGGCTGGAAAACACCCAGGCTCAGCTCAAGACCGCCCAGGACGGCCTTGCCGCCTTTGACGGCAAGAAGAAGCCCGAGGAGTACGAGGCCGAACTGGCAAAGCTCAAGGGTGATATGCAAGCACAGGCCGAGGGCTTTGCCTTTGACAATGCCCTGAACACCGCCATTCTGGGAGCCAAGGGCCGTAGCGTCAAGGCTGTCCGGGCTCTGCTGGATCTGGATGCCCTCAAGGGGTCCAAGGACCGTTCCACCGATATCTCCAAGGCACTGGAAGAAGCCGCCAAGGCGAATCCCTGGGCCTTTGGCGAGGCGGCAGAGGGCGGCGCTGGTTCCGTTCACGTTTCCAGCGGCAAAGAGCACGGCACCCCGCCCGCCGGGGATGTTGACCCCGTGACCGCTGCCTTCAAGGCGATGAACCCCGATATCAACATCGAATGAGAGAAAGGATATTCTTATGGCACATGAAGCACAGGTCCGCTATTCCAATCTGGTTGACCTCAAGCTGCGCAAGACGCTGGTGAAGAAAGTCGGCGTGATCTGCAACAACCGCTATGAGGGCAGCCCCAAGGCAGGTTCCGTCAAGGTTCCTGTCCGTGACACCGAGGTGGTGGTGAACGACTACGACAAGGCCAAGGGTGCAAAGCAGACCAGCGGCGATACCACCTACCTCACCGTCAACATCGACCACGACAAGGCCGTGAACGAGATCATCGATGGTTTCGATGCAGAGAGCGTTCCCGGCAATCTGGTGGCTGACCGTCTGGACAGCGCCGGTTACTCTCTGGGCCTGCAGATGGATTCTGACGGCTCCGTGGAGCTGACCACCGCAGGCACTGCCTTCGGCAATACCACCGCCCTGACCGAGAAAACCATCTATGCCAACATCGTGGATGCACGCACCCAGCAGTCCTCCATCGGCGTGCCCACCGCAGGCCGCTGGCTGCTGGTCTCCCCGGACACCTACGGCCTGCTCCTGAAGAGCCCCGAGTTCATCAAGGCTTCCGACCTGGGCGACGCAGTCGTTCAGACCGGCGCTGTGGGCAAGATCGCAGGCTACACCGTGTTCGAGGATTCCACCCTGGGCGAGAACGTGGAGTATGTGGCCGGTCATCCCAACTGGTTCGCTGTCATCGACGAGTGGGCCGTTCCCGTCCACCTGCAGGACCTCTCCGGCTCCGGCGACTTCATCGGCGCATCTGCCGTGCAGGGCCGTAAGGTCTACGCCTACAAGGTCACCAAGGGCCAGACCATTCTGGTCAAGAAGAAGGCAGCAGCATAAGGAGGCCCCCATGCTTTACTGCACCTACGAACAGTACCAGACAGCGGGCGGCACGCTGGACGAGGCCGCCTTTGACACGCTGTGCGCCCGGGCTTCCCGGCTCATCGACCGACACACCTTTGGCCGGGCAGAGTCTCATGCCGGGGCCTGTGCCGGGTGCGCCGCTCTGCTGGCTGATGCCTGCGTCCAGATCGTCGATGCCATGAGCGCCGCACAGAGCGCCTGCGCCGTGCCCGGGGCTTCCAGCGTGTCCAACGATGGTTACTCTGTCACCTTCGCCAGCGGGGCACTTTCCGAGCGGCTGGCGGCAGAAGCGCAGGGCATCCTCTCCAACGCGCTGGGCAGCGACCCCCACGGCCTGCTGTATCGGGGGTGTTTCTGATGCAGTGCAGCGTTACCGTTGTGACCCTCGTTCACGACACCGCCACCGAGACCGACCGGCCTGTCTGCCATGTCATCCCCGGATGCAGCTGGCGGGAGAAGCTGGACACCTCCGGCGGCGACCCCCAGCGGACGGTGCACATCCGGCTGCCCCCTTCGGCGGGCTACCTGCCCTATTTCCAGTGGGCAAAGCTCCCGCCCGGGGAAAAGGCGGCACACTGGACACTCAAGCGGGGCGGCAAGCTCATCTGCGGCGCTGTCCGCTGCCTGACCGAGGCCGAGTATGCTGCCCTCGAGAAAACACACATCTGCTGCACGGTGGCGGCGGTCTCCGACAACCGGGAACCGCTGCTGCCGCATTTTCATGTAGAGGGGAGCTGATTCCATGAGCGCACCCGTTATCGACCTGAAGCTCAGGTTCCGGCCCGGCTTTCAAGCCGAGATGGACAAAGGCTTCCAGAAGGTTCAGTATGCGTTCTCCCAGCAGGTGGCCAAAGCTGTGGACCCTTATGTGCCCTTCGATACCGGCACGCTGAAGAACAGCGTCAACCAGTCATCCGACTTCAAGGGCGGCAAGCTGATCTATAACACCCCGTATGCCCGGCGGCAGTATTACCTGCACACGCAGGGGCAGGGGCTGCATGGGGAGAACCACCTGCGCGGCTCCTACTGGGGCCAGCGGGCCATTGCTGACCACAAAGACGAACTGATTCAGTTCGCCAAAAACGCCGCCAGAACAGAGCTGGGAGGTGGAAGGTAATGCCCAAAGCGTCTATCACAGCCCTGCGGGACTGGCTCAAGACCTGCCCGCTCATCGCTGAGGAGCAGGATGCCACCGGTGCGGCCTTTCGCATTGCAGGGCTGGAAGAAGAAGCCACCGCTTTTTCCATTGAGGACAGTCCCACCGACCCCATTGTGGAGAATTATATCTCCGGGCGGGATCTGGCAAAGAACTACCTCTTTTTGTCCAGGCGGGAGTTCGGGGAGACCGATGTGCTCACCATTGAGAACAGCGGATTCTTTGAACAGCTGGCCGACTGGGTAATGGAACAAAATGACTGCAGCATCCTGCCTGACCTGAGCAAATGCGGGCACGGCAAGGAAGCCCAGAGCATTGAAGTCACTTCCACCGGCTACATCGTCACCGACGGCTCCGGAAGCTGCAAAATGCAGATGCAGCTCCGGCTCGTCTACTATCAACCCAAACTTTGAAAGGAGACCATTCTATGACTGTTTCCGAAACCCTGGCCGCGCTCAAGACCAAGAAGGGCATCGAGCCCAGCGCGGACTACACCGGCACCGAAAAGGCCGATGACTTCATTTTCGCCATCCAGACCGATAAGGCCAGTCAGACCAAGGAGAGCGACTGGGTCGTGTTTGCAGAGCGTGTCAAGGAGCACTCCGGTGCCCTGAACGCTTCCACCGAGGACGTGGCCTATATCCGCGCAGGCACGGTCACCGAGAAGGGCGAGACTCAGCGTGTCTTCTCTCTGAACGGCAACCGCTGCGTGGGCGATCCTGCGCAGGATTTCCTGCTGAGCCACAAAATCAAGTTCGGCTCCGGCACTGATGTGGTGTTCCCCTATATCTACTTCAGCGCCAAGACCGGCAAGGGCGAGAAAGGCAGCGCTGCCTTTATCGTCACTTCCGATGCCAGTGGCTCCGCCAGCAACTCCGCAGGTTTTGCCTGCGACGTGAAGGGCGTTGGCGTTCCGGCAGAGTTCAACTACCTGACCGTAGCCGCAGGCTAACCCGATTTTCAATGATCCATACTGCCCTCGTTCCCGGTGAACGGGGGCCCTTTTTGTAACAGGAGGACTTCTATGATCATCAACGGCATCGAGTTTGATTTTTCCACTCTGAACGCCACCGACGTAGATCGGATGCTGGCCGCACAGACCCGGCAGCAGGAACGTGCCCGGATGGAGGGCAGCCGCTACACCCCCGAGAGCGATTACCCTGCCTGGCTGCGCTTCCAGTGCCGCATCTTTATGGACTATCTGGACGAGGTTCTGGGCGAGGGCGCTTCTGAAAAGCTGGGGCTGGACGGCAGCAACTTCAGCACCTGCCTGACGGTCAGCAAGGCTTTTGCCGAGGCCATGGCCGCAGAAAAGGCCAGTGTCAGCGCACTGATCCACCCCGCCGAGGAGCGGGCGCAGGTTTCGGCAGCACAGGCCATCCCTGCCCCCATGAACCGGGAGCAGCGCCGGGCCGCAGCCAAGGCACACCCTGCCGTGATGGATTTCAGGGCACAGGAAGCGGCAAAAGCCGCCCGCCGTGCCCAGCTGATGGCAGAGCTTGAGGCACTGGACAATGCATGACCTGCTGACGGACACCCTGCCCACTGAGTGGGAAGGCCGCGCCATCGACCCGGACTTCCGGCCCATGATCTGGCTGCTGATCCGCACCCGCCGCGCCAAAACCGACGAGGACAACGCCCGGCTGATTTGCGAAGCCGTTCAGCGGTTCTTTGTAGAGCCGGTGCCCGGAGTGCAGTACCCGGAAGCCTTTGAATCTCTGGTGCGCTTCTGCCAGGGCGGCGGCCCCGAGGACGAGGAGCGCACCGGGACTGGCAGCAGCAGCGACCCACAGGACGAGCCTGTGCTGGACTACCGGTGCGATGCCGACTACATCGTGGGGGCCTTTCAGCAGGCCTACGGCATCGACCTGACCGCCGACAAGGTGCACTGGTGGCGCTTCAAAGCACTGCTTCATGCCCTGCCGCCGGAAACGCCACTGGGCAAGATCGTGGAGATCCGGGGCAAGGACACCTCCGGTATGGACAGGGCCGACAGGGACTACTACGAGACCCTGAAAGAGCGCTTCGCCCTGCCGGATGGGCTGAAGGGGGTGAGGCGGAATGAGACCTTGCAAGAGCACGAGGACGCTTTCCTCGACCGCTTCGGCTGATTCCCGCGCCCCGGTGCCCTGCCCCTTCTGCGGCAGAGCGCTGCCCGTGTGGGCGGCTCCCGAAGCCCGCGCCCACGGTTTGTGGGTAAAATGCAAAAACCCCGCATGCAAGCGGGAGGTAGAAATCAAGATATAGCAGCCTGTGCCCCTGTGCCCGCGCTCCGATTGAGAGGTGGACACAGTGGCATTTGATTTTAGCGTTACCGGCAACACCAAGTTGGACACCAGCGGCTTCACGCAGGGTGTCAGCAGCATGACCGTCGCCGCCGGAACGCTGATCGCAGACCTGGTAAAGACGGCCAGCAGCCAGCTGACGAATCTTGCCCAGAGCGCGATCCAGAACGGCTCCATCTACGAGACATCGCTTGCCAAAGTCGGGACCATCGCCGATCTTGGCAAGCTTTCGATCCAGAAGCTGGGCAGTCAGATCACGGACATGTCCAACACCATGGGCATTGCGGCCACGGATATTGCCGAGGCTACCTACCAGGCCATCAGCGCCGGGCAGGACACGGCCAACGCTGTGGAATTTGCAGGCCAGGCAGCGAAACTGGCAACCGCCGGTTTTACCTCCACGACCTCCGCCGTGGATATCCTGACCACTGCCCTGAACGCCTACGGCTTGAGCGCCGACCAGGCGACCCACGTTTCGGATGTACTGCTGACCACCCAGAACCTGGGCAAAACCAGCGTGGACGAGCTTTCTTCCAGCATGGGCCGTGTCATCCCGCTGGCTGCTGCTTACAATGTCAGCGTAGAAAACCTGTCCAGTGGTCTGGCCGTGATGACCGCCAACGGTATCGCCACTGCCGAGGCGACCACTTACACAAAATCCATGCTGAACGAGCTGGGCGACACCGGGTCCAGCGTCGGCAAGATTTTACAGCAGCAGACCGGCAAGAGCTTTGCCCAGCTGAGTGCTGACGGCAAGAGCCTGGGCGATGTGCTGCAAGTGCTGTATGACAGCGTTGGCGATGATGGCACCGCCTTTGCCGGTCTGTGGTCCAGCGTGGAAGCTGGCACGGGTGCCCTTTCCCTGGTGTCCGGCGGCGCGGATAAATTCAACGGCGTGCTGGGCCAGATGGTGGACAGCGCCGGAGCTACCGAGACTGCCTATGCGACCATGACAGACACCTTCCAGCACAGCATGGACAGCCTGCAGACCACGGCAGAGAACCTGAGTATTGACCTGTTCGAGGCCATGGAGCCGGGCCTGAAGGAAGCCGCCAACTGGGGCACTGACTGCCTGAATACCCTGACGAGTGCTCTGAATGAGGGCGGCCCGGCGGCCATGCTGGACGCAGCCAGCGGCATTCTGGAAAATCTGACCGCAGGTGTTGTTCAGAAGATTCCCGGGCTGGCATCGGCAGCAACTCAGGTCATCACCAAGCTGGTGCAGTATCTGGCTGACCATCAGGACGAGATCTTCGATGCCGGCATCCAGATGCTGGAACAGCTCATCATCGGCATCACCGACAACCTGCCCCAGCTGATCACAGCAGCAGCGGAATTGATTGCAAAGTTCTCTGCCGCGCTGATCTCCCATCTGCCCGACCTTCTGAACTGTGGTGCGGCCCTTCTGACCACACTGGTGGACGGCATTCTCCGCAGCATTGAGAACCTGGGAGAAGCCGCCCTTGCCTGCATCGCAAAACTGACCGGCGTTTGGGACGGCAGTATGGATGAGTGGGGCCACATCGGCGAGAACATCGTCACCGGCCTGCTGAACGGCATCACCGGGATGTGGGACACGCTGGTGTCCACAGTCAAGGGCAAAGTCAACGGCATGGTGAGTACCGTCAAGAACGTGCTGGGCATCCACTCGCCCTCGAAGGCGTTCACTGAGATCGGCGAGAATGTCACGCAGGGCCTTGTCAACGGCATCAACACCGGGGCCCCAGCGGCAGAGCAGGCCATCCAGAACATCGCCCAGACCCTCAGCGACTACGGCCCTGATTTTGCCACCGTAGGGGCCACCATCACAGAGCAGTTCCGCACCAAGCTCACCGAGGGCTGGGCGCAGATTCAGTCTGACATCCAGACGGATGCGCTGGGGGCCATCGAGACGCTGGCAACGGCCCTCAAGGATGGCGACCTCGAGAGCCTGGGCCTGTGGGCCGCTTCCTATTTCTGGCAGGCCTGCACCAAGGAGCAGCAGGCGCAGATTCAGGCCGTAGCCATGGGGGCCCTGAACCAGCTGGGCAGCGCCCTTTCCGGCGTATTCGGGAATCTCTCTCAGCTGGCCATGGGTCTGGTGGCGCAGTTCGTGCCTGCCGCAGCCAGCGCCACAGCCGGGCAGACCGCCCTGAACACCGCCATGGACGCAAACCCCATCCTCTTTGTCATCTCCCTCATCGGGATGCTGGTGGGTGCCCTGTTGAGCTTTTCCGGCAAAAACAAAGAGGTTGCCAACGGCTTCCAGAGCACCTGGGCGGGCGTTGAGGACTTTATGAGCTACATCTTCGAGGGCCTGATGCGCATCGTGGCAGCGGGCATCGAGGGCTTTATCATCCTCATCAACGGCCTCATCGGCGCGTATAACAGTGTCGCGTGGCTCTATGGCGGCACCATAGACTACATCAGCAATCCGGCCTGGGACTACGCCAACAAGATCGCTGCCGACCGCAAGGCCCGGCAGGAGGCGCGGAAAAAGCAGCAGGAAGCTGCCAACCACCCCAGCAGCTCCAGCACTTCCACCAACTCCCAGAAGGTCATCGAGAGCATGACCGACACCAGCAAGACCACCAGAGCAGACGGCAGCACCGTGACCACCAAGGTGCTCACCGAGAAGCTGCAGGACGAGACCGGCAAGATCACTCAGAGGGTGACCAAGACCGTCACCGAGGCAGGTACCAAGCTGGTGGACGGCGTGGAGCGCTCCTACAAGACCGTGACCACCTATGTGGACGGCATCCAGACCAAGGTGGAACGCAGTTTGGATGACATCGCCAAGACCACCACAGGCACAAAGCCCGGCTCCACCACGCCGACGGCCCCCACCCCGGACAAAGACCTGACCGACGCTGTGGAGGCCAACACCGAGGCCCTGCTGGCCGCAAACAGCAAGTTGGCCGAGATGGTGCGGCAAGCCAATTCTCTGGTGCTGTCTGACAACATGGCCATCAGCCGGTCTGTTGCCGCATCCGGCACGGCACAGGTGGCCGCAGCCGCCAACCAGTACCACCGGGAGGGCGACACCAACATCACCCAAAATATCTACTCCAAGGCCCAGACGGCGGCAGATCTCCAGCGGGAAGCACGCTGGGAAGCCGACCGGGCCAAGGCCCAGAAACGATGAAAGGAGGGCTCCACAATGCCATTCAGAAAAGACCATTTGCAGCTGGTCACGGATGCCGGGGCCACTCTCGACATCGGGTGGGCCTACGGCACGCCCTACTCCCTCGACCCCATCAACGGCGTAGATGTAGATCTGCAAAAGGCGCAGGGAGTAAACCAGATCGGTGAAACAGTGGAGCGCCAGAGCGTGGCCGGGGTGAGCCGTGAACTCATCATCCACTGCCACAGCCCCCACGGCGATGCGGATGCGGAATTACTGCTGGAAAAGCTGCCCTATTTCACCAGCGGCACAATGTACTTCGAGGATAGATTCTTCTGCCGTTTTGTGCTTTCCAAGACCCCCTACACAAAGAGCATCCATCCCTACCCGGTGCTGGATTTCATGCTCTTCTGCCCCAAGCCCTTCTGGTACAACTTGCAGGCTCAGAGCTTCTGCATCAACGGCTTTGTGCCATCGTTCAGGCTGCCCATCAATTACAGCACGCCTCACCGGTTCGGCGTGCGCACCTCCGTCGGCTGGCTGAACGCGGTCAACCCCGGGGCGCTGGCGGTGCCCTTCACGGCCACCCTCAAGAGCGACGGTGCGGTGGTCAACCCGTGTGTGCTGAACATCGTCACCGGCCAGAGCATCCGCATCCTGACCACCCTGACCCCCGGGCAGGTCATCGAGATCTACCGCACCACCACCGACAAGCTGGCGGTCAAGCGGACGGAGGACGGCACGGAGGAGAACATCTTCTCCCTGCTGGATGAAGATTCTGACCTGCTGGAGCTGGCCCCCGGGGACAACCTGCTCAAGGCCACCGCCGACAGCGGCGAGACCAGCCTGCAGGTGACAGTGCGCTTTTATCCCATGGTGAGCGGTATTCTACCGGAGGTGATCTCGTGACACTGGATGTTTTGGATGAACTGACCCTCGCCCGGCTGGGCCGGGTGGAGGTGTGGGTAAGCCTTTACTGGGACGAGCCCTACAACACCGAGGGCGAGTTCACGTTGGAGGTGCGCCCCACCGAGGAGAACCTGTCCCTGCTCCGGGAGGGCCGCTGGCTGCGCCGCAGCGACAGCGATGTGCCCATGCGCATCTGCCACCGGAGCAACGAGAACACCGACAGCAATCTGGTGGTCACCGGCTTCCCGGGGACGTGGATCTTCACCAAGCGGGCCTGTACCAGCATCGTGAAGAATGAGAACGCCGAAGCCGCCATGCGCAGACAGGTCAGCGCAATGCAGCCATGGCCAAAGCTAGAGCTGGGCACGCTTGTGGGCTTTGACACCACCTACACTGCACAGACCTCCGGCGGCAGCATCATGGACTACCTGATGACCATCGGCGCGGCTTGTGATCTGGGCTTCCGGGTGCGGCTCAGTGGTAAAAACGACCAGAAAAAACTACTGTTCGAGGTCTACCGGCCCACCGCTGATCCAAACAACAGGTTCAGCACAAAGTGGGGCAACCTGCAGCAGGCCGCGTGGGCCTTTGGCGACAGCGACTACGCCAACGTTGCTGTGGTGCAGGGCGCAGGCGAGGGCGAGAACCGGGCCACCGTGACCGTGGGCCTGACGGATGCCACCGGTGCCGACCGACGGGAACTGTATGTGGATGCCCGGGACGTGCAGCCGGACGAGGAAAAGGGCGAGACCACCAAAAGCCAAGCCTACCTCGAGCGGCTCATGGCCCGAGGCACGAATAAACTGCTGGAACAGCTCCGCACCGGAAGCATCGAGCTGACCATCGATGCCGAAGGGCTCTCCCCCGGGGATGTGGCCTACTGCACCATCCCGGAGCTGGGCTACAAGGCCACCGTCCGGGTGGCCGATGTCATCACCCAAAGCCAGAGCGACAGCACCACCCGCACCGTGCGGCTGGGTACGCCGGTCTGGCGCAAGCTGTAAGGAGATGATCTTTTGAGCAAAATCGTTTTATACCCTGCAAACGGGTTCGACTTCGATGCCGCAGACGTGGCGGCCTACCTTGCGGGCCTCACCTCGGGTGTGTTTAGCGGAGCTGAGGACTTCCCGGTGACAGCCGCAGGCGGGCTGAAGGTCACCGTGGGGGCGGGCCGTGGCTGGGTGCACCCCAGCCGATTCACCGGCTACTCCATCACCAAGCGGGAGGCCGACACCCTGACCATGCCGCTGGCCGACCCGTCTCTCCCCCGCATCGACCGCATCGTCATGCGCTATGATGCCGGTGCCAGAGCCGTCAGCCTGCAGGTGCTGCAGGGCACGGCATCCAGCACACCCACGGGCCCGGCCATCTCCCGCACCGAGCTGATCTACGACCTCTGCCTTGCCGAGATCACCCGCCCGGCAGGCTCCACCAGCATCTCTACGGGCCAGATCACTGACACCCGGCTGGACGAGGCGCTCTGCGGCATCGTGCGGGACGGGGTGACCGGCATCCCCACCGACGAGCTGCTGGCCGCTGCCAAGGAACGCATCGGCGCACTGGAGGAGAAAGCTACCAGCAGTGCCGCTGCCGCCAAGGACAGCGCGGAGGCAGCCAAGAGCAGCGAGACCAAGTCCGCCGCCAGCGAGAAGGCAGCCAAGACCAGTGAGACCGCCGCCAAGCGGGCCCTGCAGGACACGGAGACGGAGCATACCACCGCCTTGCAGGACATCGCACGGGCCCGCACCGCGGCCCTGACAGACGTGGCCAACTCCACCAGGACGGCCACCGCTGCGGCAGAAACCGCAACCCAGCAGGCCACCGACGCTGCGGGGAGCGCTTCCACCGCCGCCACCAAGGCCGGGGAGGCATCCACCAGCGCGGGGGCGGCAAAGGCCGATGCCGACCGAGCAGAGAAAGCCAGCACCAACGCGGCCAATGCGGCCATGACTGCATTGCAGAAGGCAAAGGATGCGGGCGACTTCAAAGGCGACAAGGGCGATACAGGCGCTACCGGCCCACGGGGGCCGCAAGGACCGCAAGGGCCCACCGGAGCAACAGGACCCAGAGGCGCTACCGGCCCACAGGGACCGCAAGGGCCCACCGGGGCAACAGGGCCCTCCGGTGCGAGTGGTGTTGCATCAAGTGGCAGCAACTGGGTGCGCTTTTCAGATGGAACGCAGATCTGCTGGTACTCCATCAATTCAGACGGAAGCGATTATACATGGTCATTTCCGGTGGCATTTTCTAATACGGAATATTCTGTTGTTGCTTGCCCTGTCTCATTTCTTTCGTTTGTTTGTAAGGACAAAAAAACGACATCATGCACAGTACCTGGAACAAATGATACACTATGTTCTGGCATTGCTGTTGGCCGCTGGTGGTGAGGTGAACGTAAATGGAAATTAAACCCGGAACAAAAATCCTGAAGCCGGTTATCACACAGGAAGAGTGCGATGCCTATTCTGCCGTTGTGGATGCCATTACCGCCCACAATGCAGCAGCTGCCGTGGGTGAGGCCCTGTGGAGCATGGACGACCAGCCGGAGGCTTACGTTGTGGTTGAGGCCGGCACACAGCCAGACCCTGCCGATGCACCGAAGCCGACCCCTACACTGGAGGAGCGGCTTGCTACGGTGGAGAGCGCCCAGGCAGATGCCGATGCGCTGAACGTTGACCAGGCCTACCGGCTGACCCTGCTGGAGCTGGGGATCACTGAGTAAAACCCTCTGCCAAGAGGATGATAACATTTTAAGATGGGGCAGCGCCCCGGAAAGGACAAACCTATGTTGTACCGTACCTGTAAACGCATGATCGAACGCGGCAATCTGGAGGGCATGAGCACCAAGCTGGACGTTTTCTATGCCGCGAGCAAGTTGACTGATGACGAGTACAAGGAGCTGACCGAGCTGCTGGCCGAGAAGGAGGCGCAGAATGCCCAGAACAATTCTTGACGTTTCCCGCTGGCAAGGCAGCATTGACTGGGATGCGGTGAAGCGCAGCGGCCTTATCTCCGGCGTGATGATCCGGGCCATGGGCAACAGCAAAGAGGGCAAGCCCAGCAAGCCATACATCGACCCCTTCTTTGCCCACAACTACGCCGAGTGCACCCGACTGGGCATCCCGGTGGGCGTGTACGGCTATTTCAAGGCTACCACCAAGGCACAGGCCGACAAGGAGCTGGCCCTGTTCAAGCAGGCGCTGGGCGGCAGAGCCTTCCAGCTGCCGGTGGCTGTAGACATCGAGGACAAGCTGCAGGCGGCCCTGAGCAAGTCCGCTCTGACCGACATCGTGGCCCACTGCCTGAGCGTGGTGGAGAGCTGGGGCGTGTACGCCATGCTCTACACCGGCCTGAACTTCGGGCAGAACAACCTTTACATGGGCGGCGCGGCCCTCAAGCCCTACGACGTATGGCTGGCGGCCTACCGCGCCAAGAAGCCCGCCCCTGACTGGGCCTTCGGGATGTGGCAGTACACCCGCAGCGGAAAGATCCCCGGCATTGCCACAGGCGTAGACCTGAGCGTGGCCTACAAGGACTACGCCTCCATCATCCAGCGGGCCGGGCTGACGAAAGTGAGAGGAGCATAAGTGATGAGCAAGAAGCTTTTTATCAGCCAGCCTATGAACGGCCTATCGGACGAGCAGGTGCTGCAGGAGCGTGCCGCAGTGATCGGGAAGGCAAAGGCCGTGTTTGGTGACGATGCGGTTCCTCTGGAAACGTTCTTTGAGGACTTTGGCCCCGATGCGAAGCCGCTGGATTATCTGGCACGCAGCATCGAGTTTCTGGCTAAGGCTGACGTGGCGGTTTTCGCCCCGGGCTGGGAGTACGCACGCGGCTGCCGCATTGAGCGGCAGTGCGCCGAGGAATACGGTATTCCGGTAATGGAGGTGTGAGACCGATGTGGCAGTTTATCACGGAGTATTGGGCCGGGTGGCTCTGTGCTCTGATCGGCGGCGCGATCCTTGCCGCCATCCCCAAGATCAAGGCCCTGTGGGACGCGGTGCTGGCCCTGCTGCACGACCGCATCTATACCGAGTGCTACCGTTTTATGGAGCTGGGGTACATCACCCGCGACGGCCTGCGCAACCTGAATTACCTCTACAAAACCTATCATGTGATGGGCGGCAACGGCACCGGTACGGAATTGTACAAGAGAGCCTGCGCTTTACCCATCCACGACTGAAGAAAGGAACTGACATTATGAACGCACACATCACTGAGAACAACACCCCCGCCATCCCCGCCGCGACCATTGCCCGCACTGTTGTGCTGGCACTGGCCCTCGTCAATCAGCTGCTGAGTGCAGCAGGCAAGCCGGTGCTGCCCATCGACAGCGCCAGCGTGGAGCAGTGGGTTACCGCTGGTCTGACCACTGCTGCCGCCATCTGGGCATGGTGGGAGAATAACTCCTTCACCCCCGAGGCCATCCACGCAGATGAGCTGCTGGATCAGATGCAGGGGAAGATCAAGTAAGAGTACATAGCACCAGCCCCGGGGAGCCTGATGGTTCCTCGGGGCTGTTTTCTTTTGGCATGTTTCGGCATATTCCGACACATTCCGCATTATCCGGCACATTCTGACATTTTCCGGTTAAAGTTGGGTAGAAAGGATGTGCAAACTATGCCCGATGTGAAATTTTCGGACTCCCCTGCCCAGCTGGATCAAATCCTCCGGCCACTGGGGATTACCCGGAGCTCAAAGAATTACCGAGTTCTCTGCGAATGTATGGCTCTGATCTGTGAGCAGGAGGACCGGCTGGAAGCCGTACAGAAGGAGATCTATACCCCCGTCTCAGACCAGCGGCGCTGCAAGTGGTCCGCCATTCAAAGTGCCGTCCGGCGTGCAGCAGAGAAAGCCTGGGCGCTGAACCCCGAGGGCGTTCAGCAATTGGCTGGCTACCCGCTGACCGGCGCACCCAGCGCGGTGCAGTTCCTGGAGATGCTTTACAATGCCGTGGTGAGAGGGTAA